AGGCCCTCAAGGCGTCTTGATTTGGGCAACAACCGATTGCTATGTGCGAGTGGGTGTGGGCGTGACCGCTACGACTGCTGACACGCCTGTACCGTCTTACACCCCTATCACGTTCTTTGTGCCTTACAACACAGGTGAGCCGTGGCGTGTAAGTGCCATTCAAATTAGTGCGGGTGGTACGGTCTACGCCAAACCCATCAACAAGGAATAACATGACGCGCTTGCGTAATGGCGTAGGCATTGGGATTAGCAACATTCCTACGTTGTCGTCTAAACGTCGCGCTACAGCCTTCACCCCCCTGTCGCTCTTTGCAGGTGGAGCGCAAGGCGTTTGGTATGACGATAGTGATGCCACTACAATGTTTCAAAATAGTAATGGCACGGGTACTGTGGGGCTTGAAGACCCTGTTGGCAAACAACTTGATTTGTCGGGCAATAATAATCACCGCACCCAAACCACAAACCCTTATCGCCCAATCCTGTCGGCGCGGTATAACTTGTTGACTGCAACAGCTACCCTTGCCACGCAATCCATTACGACTGTTGCAACTAGCTACACAATTTACTTTACGGGTTTAGGCACGGTTACGCTGTCGGGTACTTATGTTGGCGTATTCTCGGCGGGAACAAACACTTTTACCGCTACGGCGGGAACACTTACCGCCACGGTTGTAGGTTCAGTATTAACTGCTGATATTCGCCCTACCAATCAAACTGTCACTCTTCCCGCATACCAAGCCGTCACAAGTAGCACCGTCTACGACACCGTAGGGTTTCCTCAGTACCTTAAATACAACGGTTCAAACTCATCACTCTCGACTGCAAGTATTAACTTTACTACTACGGCGCAGATGAGCGTGTTTAGTGGGGTGAGGAAGTTGAGTACAGCCGAAGGAATAATTGTTTTATTAGGCACAGGACTTACAAATATTGGTTCTTTTTTCTTGGACGCACAATCAACACGCTATCAATTTCAATCAAAAGGAACTACGGCAGCATCGCCAGTTTCGGCTGCGTCTTACCCTTCACCTGAAACGGCAACCCTTGCTTTGTTAGCAAACATTTCCGCACCGTCTTTAGTTGGCAATAGAAATGGCACTCAAATCGTAAGTTCAACTGCCACGCAAGGCACGGGCAATTACGATAATTACCCAATGTATTTTGGTTCAAGTGCAGGAACGCAATATTTTTTTAACGGTCAAGAATACCAAACCATCATAGTCGGCAAAACCCTGACCGCCACAGAGATTGCCAATACTGAAACTTACGTAAATAGCAAAACGAAAGCCTATTAGCCTTCAAGGAAAAATATGAGCGACTTCACACAAGCAACCGTCATCATCGCAGCCGCCGATCAAGCCGCTGCACAGGCTGATATGGGCGATACCGTCTTTATTACAGGCGCATCTGCCGATGGTTTAGACCCTGCGACTAATTATTTCACCTCTGGCCCTTGGTCAAACGATGAAATGGACAAGATGGCAAATGACGTGACATGGGCTAAGAAGATGTATTTTGGTACAGACTGGCAAGCGGCGTTAGCTGCAAATAACTTGCAAATGATTACTGAGTCGGTGTAATATTATCGTACTAGTGCGATCCACTAGGGTTTCTTAGGAAACAAAAATGTCAGAAGAAGTAAGTTCAGCGGAAGTACCCGCGCCGGAACTGGAAGCTACGGTAGCCCCAGTATCTGAAGTACAAACGCCGGAAGAAGCGCCCAAGACCTTCTCGCAAGAGGAACTTGATGCCGCCATTGGTAAACGACTCGCAAGAGAGCAACGAAAGTGGGAAAGAGAGCAGTCACAACGTAGTCAGCCTCCGGCTGCACCGGTTGTTCCTCCATCTGCCGATCAATTTGGAAGCGTTGAAGAGTATGCTGATGCACTAGCTACTCAGAAAGCCCAAGAGTTAATCGCTAGGCAACGGGAACAACAAGAGCAGTCGACGATTATTGAGGCTTACCACGATAAGGAAGAGGAAGTTCGCGGCAAGTATGATGACTTTGAACAAGTCGCTTACAACCCAAACCTTCCGATTACTACTGTGATGGCCCAGACGATCCAAGCCTCCGATATTGGCCCCGAAGTGGCATATCACTTAGGTTCCAACCCAAAGGAAGCCGAGCGTATTTCACGATTGACGCCTATCATGCAAGCCAAAGAGATCGGTAAACTTGAAGCCAAATTAATGGCTGATCCACCGGTTAAAAAGACTACTAACGCGCCAGCACCTATTTCACCTGTTTCAGGCAAAGGCTCAAGCAGTCCGACGTATGACACTACCGACCCACGCTCCGTGAAGTCGATGTCAACGTCAGAATGGATTGAAGCCGAACGTCAGCGCCAAGTGAAGAAGTGGGAAGCGCAACGAAACCGCTAACTTATTTTAGGAATTATCATGGCAAACTCGATTCTTACAATCGACATGATCACCCGCAAGTCGCTCGAAATCCTCGAGAACAACCTGGTGCTCAGTCGTAACGTCAACCGTCAATATGACGATTCTTTCGCCGTTGAAGGCGCAAAAATCGGTTCAACTTTGCGTATCCGTTTACCCGACCGCGCTTTGGTGACCGACGGTGCCGCCCTGCAAGTTCAGGACGACAACGAGCAATACACAACTTTGACTGTGTCGAGCCAAAAGCATATCGGCGTGAACTTCACCTCTGCTGAATTGACTATGCAGTTAGATGACTTTGCAGAACGCGTTCTTAAGCCTCGCGTAAGCCAATTGGCTTCTAGCGTTGATGCAGACGTTGCTTCTGTGTTCAAAAACATCTATAACTCAGTCGGCACCCCAGGCACCGTTCCCGCCACGTCTTTGGTTTTGCTCCAAGCTAACCAAAAACTTAACGAGTTCGCAACGCCTATGGATCAGCGCTACGCAACGGTTAACCCCGCTGCTAATGCCGGTCTGGTTGAAGGCATGAAAGGTCTGTTTAACCCAACTAGCACCATCAGCAAGCAATTCAAGAGCGGCATGATGGGCGAAGGCATTTTGGGTCTAGATGAGATGAACATGAGCCAATCCATTGGTGTTCACACCACTGGCGTGACTCCAACTCTGCCAATCGTGGCCACTACCGTTGCTTCTCAAGGTGCTACTTCCTTGGCAATCAGCTTCTCAAGCGGCTCACCCACGTTCAAGATTGGTGACGTGTTCACAATCGGCGGCGTGTTTGCTGTTAACCCACAGACCCGTCAATCAACTGGTTCGTTGCAACAGTTTGTTGTGACCGCTGACGTATCTGTTTCGTCATCGACCACTGCAACTCTGACTGTTCAGCCTCCAATCTATACGCCTGACCACGCTTTGGCTACTGTGAATTCGTTCCCAGCCGCTAACGCCGTGTTGACGTTCTTGGGCGGTTCAGCAACTGCATACCCACAAAACTTGATCTATCACAAAGATGCAATTTCACTTGCAACTGCTGACTTGATCTTGCCAACGGGTGTTGACATGGCTTCACGCCAAGTGCATAACGGCATTTCGTTGCGTATCGTGCGTCAGTACGATATTAACAACGACCGTCTGCCTTGCCGTATTGACGTGTTGTACGGTTTTGCAGCAATTCGTCCGGTCACAGCCGTTCGACTCTGGGGCTAAACAAATGGGGGCTTATGCCCCCGTTTCTAATCTTTTTTAAGGAAATCTATTATGGCACTCCCTAATGGCGCAGGTGGCTATCAACTTGGCGATGGCAATCTCAACGAAATTAACATCGTCACGCAAGTGACTCCTACAGCTAAAACAGCCGTAGCAACTTTGACTGCTGCTGAACTAGCAACCGGTATCATCACTTATAACGGCGCAGCCGTTGCCTTGACAATGCCTTTAGGCACTGATCTAGACGCGGCATTTCCAAGCATGAAAGTCAATAGCTGTTTTGACTTTTACATTATCAACATTGGCGGCACTAACGCTGCTACCGTCACGGCTAACACCGGCGTGACTTTGGTTGGTGTTGCAGCAGTTTCAGCCAACACCGCTTGCAACTGGCGTGTTCGCAAGACCGCTGACGCAACTTACGTCGCTTACCGCGTCGCAGGTTAACGCGTAGAGGGGTGGGTGATCCTCACCCCTCGCAATAGGATATTAAATGCAAATTTATCTCAAGCACCCTACGCACGGTCATAAAGTCGCTACCTCCAATTTGGAAGCGGAATATGATGAAAAAAGCGGTTGGGTACGATATACTTTGGATACGCCTGTAGAGGTGGAGCCTGTCAACGAGCTAAAACGTCGTCGTAAAACTTCGGAATAACTATGGCAACTTACACAGCGGGCGACCAGATCAATGGTGCTTTAAAGCTACTTGGCGTACTCGCTGAGAATGAAACGCCTTCTGCCGCTACCGCTCAAGATGCGCTAGTGACGCTTAACCAAATGATTGATTCATGGTCAACTGAGCGTTTATCGACGTTTAATACCGTTGATCAGACGTTTCTGTGGCCAGTCGATACAATTACGCGCACGCTTGGGCCAAGCGGTGACTTTGTAGGCGCGCGTCCTGTTTTGTTAGATGACGCAACATACTACCGCGATCCAAGTACCAACGTATCGTTTGGCATCAAAATGATTAACCAACAGCAGTACGATGGTATTGCTGTAAAAACGGTAACTTCCACTTACCCACAAGTTATGTGGACTAACATGGAATTTCCCAACATTTCCATGACCGTTTATCCAAAGCCTACTCGGCCTTTGGAATGGCATTTTATTTCGGCGCAAGTGCTTGACCAACCGGCAACTCTTGCAACTGAGTTGTACTTTCCGCCTGGTTACATGAGAGCGTTTCGCTACAATTTGGCTTGCGAACTTGCGCCTGAATTTGGCGTAGAACCCTCGCAGCAAGTGTCACGCATTGCAATGACATCTAAGCGCAATCTAAAACGCATCAACAACCCTGACGACATTATGTCGATACCTTACGCTCTGGTATCAAGCCGCCAGCGTTTTAACATCTACTCCGGTAATTATTAAGGATTAACCATGCCAAACGTAGCCATTACTGCGCTGCCTGTTGCAACCGCTTCTGCCACGACAGACGTATTGCCTATTGTGCAAGGCGGCGTTACTAAACAGGTCACCAACGCGCTTTTGTTTACTAGCCCTACGCTTGTGACTCCCGCACTAGGAACGCCCGCCTCGGGCGTCCTGACTAACTGTACAGGGTTGCCTGTTGCTACGGGCGTGTCGGGTTTGGGGACAGGCGTGGCTGCTTTTCTTGCTACCCCATCAAGCGCAAACTTACGAACTGCGTTGACAGATGAAACTGGCACAGGCTCGGCGGTGTTTGCCACTTCACCCACATTAGTAACACCTGCGCTTGGCACGGTTGCGTCAGGCAATATCTCGGCGTGTACTAGCACTTCAATGGTGTTAACCACGCCCGTATTAGGCGCAGCAACTGGCACTAGCTTAAGCACTACAGGTAGCCAAACAATTACCGGCACAGGCAAACAAGGCTACGCTACAGGTTCAGGCGGCGCTGTTACCCAATTAACAAGCAAAGCCACGGGCGTTACGTTAGATAAGACAAACGGTCAAATCACAATGAATAACGCCTCTCTTGCGGCGACTTCAATCGTTTCGTTTACTCTTACAAACAGCACTATTGAAGCTGGTGACATTATTGTAATGAACCATATTTCAGGCGGCACGTTGGGCGCGTATTCATTTAACGCATCAACAGCTGCTGGGTCTGCTTCAATTAACGTAAGCAACTTAACCCTTGGCGCGTTAACAGATGCTATTGTGCTTCGCTTTGCGGTTATCAAGGTTGTGAGCGCCTAATGCAGACGCCGATCCTCGGCAGCGCGTATGTTGCCCGCAGCGTAAACGCTGCGGATAGCCGGATGGTGAATTTGTTTCCGGAAATGATTCCCGAGGGTGGGCAAACACCGGCGTTCCTAAATAGGGCGCCAGGGCTAAAGTTTTTGCAAACCGTTGGCACCGGCCCACTCCGCGGG